CTTTGCTCTATAGCTGGGCAGTCAAAAGCACGTATTCCCTCATTGGGTCGCACGGTCTGGCTATCACCTTCGGTAAAATACCGGAGGAGCATAGCCCAACCATCGATCTCATGATTAATACAAGGGGCCTTTGAGACTCGAACTTGGTACTCGCGCTTTTGCAAGTGCTTGTTCCATCGATATCTCTTCGGCTTTAGGTGCTCAGGTACGTTTCGTAACGAGCAATCAGAACCTATAGAAAGGTTCATGCTGTCGTCTGGTATAGGCCCGTAAAGGGCTAGTAGCCAGTCTACAATTAAATTGTAGACGCGATAGTATCTCCTATCATAGAACTGGTTCGCATAAGCGATCCAGCTCGTGTAGGAATCAGCCTGGCGGTGGGATGTCCAGACAGTGCGTAAACGCACTGGAGTGACGTTGACACCATTGAAGGCGTCTGTGCCACACGACTCTCTAAAGAGTCCACCAGTACAACTCTTATCCTGGTTGATTTTCAACCCAAAGGATTCGAGTATGCTCATTGCGTTCGCCGCATATGCGGTGGGGACAATGACATCATCACCATACACCAAGATACCCTCACGGGTATCCGTGTCAGGCGCACCGGCGGTTAGAAGAGCCCAAATCGTTAACGCTAATATGGGAAAGCAGAGACTGCTGCCCATAGGCGCGAACTTATTAAGCTTTAAAACTTCGCCATCCGGTGTGACCGTCGAAGAAGACCTACAAGCTTCCAAATACTCACATAGGTGAGCCGGGAAGAGTAGGCGAACCACATCAAGCGACACTCTGTCACTCGCCTCATTGAGGTCAAGTGTTGAGTACCGGCCAGTTAAGGTGCTATCCTCAGGTTCTTTCGAACCTAAGAGTGCGCCTCGCTGGTTGGGTGCTTGATCGGTGAAGTTCACATTGAATTTTGTCATCCAATGTGACTCCACATGCTGCACAATCGCCCTAGCTAGTCCTTGCTGGATCCACTGGTAATCCACTGGTTCGCAAGAGATTAGTCTAGGACCGCGTGAATCTTTCGGAACGAGAATTACTCGAGCCGGAAGATCGTTCTCTGTAATGGAATTAAATCCATCCAGACGATCGCTAAAATGAGTCAGTGACGCGTAATAATACTCGTCGGCTGGGTACATTCTAGTGATGTTAGACGAGATGTTAGTCCACAAAAACTTGTCCCATAGCTGTTGCTTGGTAGCAACAGCACCTGGGCCATGCCTCGGTGTTATACATCTCGGATCAAAGAAAGCAAAGAGATCACTTAAGATTATCCTTGCTTCGCGTGTAATCTCCGTGATGCGGTTTGGAAACGCATCAGTTACTGCTCGCTCAGCCATTGTAAAATAGCTAGAGTGACGGCGGTGATTACTACTATCCAAAAACTCCGCGATTCCGCGGAAGTATTCGGACGTGAGTGCAATGTCCTGATCAGTTTTCTTAAACTTTTCGAGGACTGCTTTCGTCTGTTCTTCGGTGTAAGGGAGTTCATACTTGTAAAACAAGTACAAGACTTGCCTTAACACTATGACACAAGCAGCACATGGCTGCGGAAGGAGACTCCCGT